CTGGAGCCGGGCCAAGTCAGCGACCTTGCCAGCATCCCGTCAGCTCTGGAATGGGCGACGATGAACACCGACGACCAACGCATCAGCGGCGGCGCGTGGTTCCATGACATGCTCTACGCGCAGGGTGGCCACATCCAGGTGTTCAACGAGGATGAGACGCCCAAAGCCATCATCCAACTAACCCGGACGCAGTGTGACGCGATTCTGTGCGACGAGGCCATGTCGGATTTGGGCGCAAGCGGACTCGACCGGTGGAAGGTGAAGCAAGGATTGTGGATTGGCGGCAGGTTCAGCTTTCAGAAGCCGCAGATGCTGGCCGCGTTCGCTACAAAAACACCATGAACGACTCACAATCCATCGTTGAGATTTTAATTCGCTTCGGCCTCCTGGACGCCCAGAACGCGCTTGTTTATTGCAGGGAGCTTGCGCCGATTGCGGCCCTGCTTTCCTGCACATCTGTGCAGCCTCCGCCCACAAACAATTCGCACTACGACGGCGCGGAGGCCTGATTTTTTTAGACCGGGAGCCATTGGCTCCAAGCAGATTTTGCAAATTATTTTCAAGCACAATCCCCTTTCAAACAAAGGGGATTTTTCATTTTCCACCCGTGGTCATAAAAATAGTTGTAGACTTACTAGCAAGTCCTGCTAAAGTGGTTTCGTTAGCAGGTTGCTAACAGCAGAGCGGGGCAAACCTAGCGCGCAAAGGGCAAGGACCGAGGCCGCCGCAAGACTGCTAAAAAAACTTCCCTCGAAAAGGGACAACCGCACCGTCGAAATCCTCACGGAATATAAGGTGCGAGGCAGACTTCGCCGCGACAATTTTTCCCCGGGACTCCGTAGAGGAGAAAAGAAACTAACGAAGAGACTGCCAAGCCAGAATCCCTAAACCTAATTAAGATTCTCCATTCGCAGATGACTCCACCAAGTAGGAACTAAAAGCCCGAAAGCGAGTCACGAAGTTGATTCCGAGCATTAAGATTAGCAGAAGGGAAACACGAAGCTATTGACTTCGTGTTTCGCTTTCTGCCCTTTGCAATTTCGCAGAGGGTAGAACTACGAAACACAAAACAAAAAACTGATTATGAAAAACTACAATTCTGAAATTATTATCCGCTCCATTAAAAATCCCAACTGGCGCGGTTTCAAAACCCGCAACGATGCAATTCGCGGAGAGGTCTTTAACTTCGGCGCAAAGGCGGTCGCATCCGCGCTCGGAGTTAAGATTCGCCGCAAGCAAGTCTGCGGGGCTGCTTATCCTAAAACCTCCGATTATTGCGCAGCGGAAATTATTTCAAAACTAAACTAACTCTGCCGGTTTCCTTATCAGTTCCGGCTAACCGCCGCGCAGGGAAGAAAGACCCGATGTCCTATTCTCTGCGCGGCAACTTAAATTTACATTATGAAACAACCTAAAATTGTTAAGGCATTTGGATTTTATCCTTATCGGGTTACTGACCCTGAATTTAGATTCTCATTTTCTGCCTCGATAGGTGTCCGCACTATGCGGCAGGCAAAGACCCTGCTCGGTATCGTGCGCAAACTTTATTGATTCCCTCACTCTGCCTTCCGTTAGGAAAGCAGACTGAAGCAATCACGCTTCGATTAACCAAAAACTGATATGAATAAAAATAAATACCTCCCGCTGCCTAAATCCAACAACCCGCTTACGGAAGCCTTGCGCCAATATAACGGCTTCTATTCCGAGCAAGCAAAGGCCGAACACGCCGCGCTTGAGGCGGTGGCGGAAGCGGCGGAATACGCTTGCTGCGGCTCGCCTTGTAATCATAACCGCTGCCAAGGGATTAACTCAGCCCTCGCCAACCTTGCCGCCGTGCGTGAAGGAAGGCAAGGTGAAAAGTGAAAATTATCCATCCTAAAAACTACCTCGAACTGATCGAGGCTTGCAAAGCGGCCAATTGCCTTTCTTGGTTTGGAGATTCAAAGACGCTGACGCTGTTGACAGACGACAAGCCCAACGACCGCAGAACTGCAATTACTTTCCGCATGACCGGATGGCACGATGGAAAGCAGAATGGCGTTTGCGAAGTTCGCACGGTTTGCGGATTTGACCCGATTAAAAACTATTGGGGAGGCGGATATGTTGCGCCACAAGGCACAATAAACTTTCCTAACAAGCGCGGGCAAAAGGCTTTTCTAGCTTGGTTGCATGATGCCGCTATAAAGCAATGTGAATGGCAACCTAATCCGATGGCCATGCATATTGACCGCAAGGAGCAGAATGAAGGAAGGATTTAATTAACACGGATAAACGTAACCAACCAAACAAATAAATGAAAACGATGCAATGGTCTAGCGAGCAAGTCTTCATCTTCGATTGGTATCGCGAAGGCTCCGGCCACCTCGTCGTGGAAGCCTTCGCAGGCACGGGCAAGACTACAACAATTAAGGAAGCGTTTAGTCACGCCCATGAAGCCCGCATCCTTTATGCCGTATTTAACAAGCGTAACCAGAAAGAGGCCGCGCAGAAAATCACCGACCCGCGCGTGGAGGTTAAGACCCTGCACGCCGTGGGATTCAAAATCATTAAGGGCTGGTGGTCCAGCGTTAAGCCCGATAGCTCTGCCGAATATAATCGGTGTATGAAAGCAATCGGACGCGACGATAAGGAGCTTATCGGCAAGCTCTCGAAGGTGGTAGCCTTTGTAAAGAATACCATACTTAAGGCAACCGAGGCTTCGGTGGCTGCAATGATTAGTAACCTAGTTGAGCTTAACATTGATGATTCCGAGGTTGATTATTTTGCGCGGCTCGCCATTAAAGTCCTGGAGCTTTCCAAGGTTAAGCCGCACGATAATCTTATCAGCTTCGACGACATGGTTTGGCTACCGGTAGAGATGGGTTGGTGTAAGCCATCCTACGACCTAGTTACTGTGGACGAGGCGCAGGATATGAACTTGCCGCAGCTAACCATGGCTCGCGGTATCTGCAAAGGCCGGATGGTAGTTGTCGGAGACTCGCGGCAAGCCATCTACGGATTCCGGGGGGCGGTCCAGAACGGCATTGGAATGATGAAGCTAATCCTTAAAGCCGCGACTCTAAATCTTACGACCACTTACCGTTGCCCGAAGTCGGTCGTAGAGCTGGCTGCGCAGATAGTTCCGAGCTATAAGGCCGCGCCGGAAGCTCCGCAGGGATTGGTCAGCGTTGTTCCTTCTGCGGACTCTGCCATGCCGGGCGACGCAATCCTTTCCCGCCTCAATGCTCCATTAATGCCGCTTGCGCTTTCCTTTCTGCGCAAAAACATTCCTGCCCGCATCGAGGGCAGAGACATCGGCCGGCAACTAATCGGCATGATTAAGAGCTTCAAGGCCAAATCGGTGCCGGACTTAATCTCTAAAATCTTCGCGTGGGAAGCCAAGCAGGTTGCCAGGTTGGATGGAACCAAGTTTGCGGAAAAGAAAATCGAGCAGGTTCGGGATATTGCGCAGACTCTTCAAGCCCTTGCGCTGGACGCAAAGTCCGTCGCGGATGTCGAACAGAAAGTCAACGGACTATTCGAGGACACAGACGAAAACTCTCGCCCTGCCGTCACGCTTTCCTCGGTCCATAAAGCAAAGGGGCTGGAATGGAACCGCGTGTTCCTACTCTGCTCGACCTTCCGGCAGAGCAATGGCGGCGAAGAGGCAAACATTTATTATGTGGCCGTTACGCGATCTAAGAGCGAGCTTTATCTGGTCGGGGGTAATCTTCCTAGCCCTGCGGATAAAAAGCCGGTGGCGGGCACGGTAGCGGCTCCGAAACAGCATTCCAGCCTGCCGCCTCCGCGCATTAAGGTGGAGCCATTGGCTCCCGGCAGGATGCACGCGCTAACGGTCTCGCTTTCCGGCATCGAAGACTACGACAAGGAAATCGACGCGAATCCAATCTGCCGTGGCGATACTTTCTATCGTCTCGGCGACCTAATGGTTCAGCGCGATGCTGAATATGTTTGCATCCGTGTGAGCGAATCCTCATCGTTGTGGCGGTGCAGGGCCCGTAAAAAAGTATCGTATCAAGATACAAAGACGGGCAATCAAGTTGAATTTGAATCCTCTGCAAAAGGAGAGATTCGGATATGCGCATCGCATTCCGATAACTGCGACCGCTTAAGTAAAGAGGACTTTCAAGAATTTCTGTCCGGCAAGGTCCGTGCCGGCAGTCGAACTAACTCGGACAACGAAACAACAAACAACATGAAAACGAAAACCGAAAAGAAAGAAACCGACAGCGTCAACAAGCTCGACTTCATCGTGTCCTTGGTCAAGGCTGGCAAGTCCGAGAAGGAAATCAAAGCCGAGTTTGAAAAGACGTTCGGCAAAATCAAGGCCGAGAAGAAACCTGGATACGGCGGAGTGATGCAGGCTCCGATGGAATACATCATCGGCCGCGAATGGCGCCGCGAGAACAAGGACATGTCTGTAAAGGCCGCTCCCAAAGCGAAGTCCCCCAAGGCTCCGGCCGCCAAGAAGGTTGCCGCCAAGCCAGCCACGAAAGCTCCGGCCAAGAAAGCTGCGCCGAAAGCCAAGGCGGTTTCCGCCACCCCTCCGCCACCGAAGCATGCGGAAGAGCCGACCACCGAAGCTCCTGCGGAAGACCTCGCCCCCGAAGCTCCTGCGGAATAGTTAATCAGCAAATAAAATCCTGCGGTGGTTTATCTGCCGCAGGATTTTCCCATCTATGAAAAAATCCCAACTCGGCGTCCGCATTTCATCTGTGCAGTCTCGGAACATGGCCGGAGACCTTAAAATGTTTCCGACCAAGTCGAAGGATATAATTGTCGAGGCTGCGCTAATGAACCTTTTCTTCCTGCCGGAGTCTGCGCGAAAGAGGCTCTACGACCGTTTCCCAGATAAAATCTTTGGTCGGCCCATTAAGGCTGCGGCAATCGCGCTCGCTATCTTTTTAAGTTCCTGCCATCCCGTGCCGGCTCAAGTCAATCCAGAGCGGCTGGCCGATGCCATAAGGATAGAGGAGGGAAGCAATCCGAGCTGGCTCTACGGCATCCATCATCACGGGTCGTATCCGCTTAAGGAGCCGGAAGCCCGCAAGCGTTGCCTGCAAACAATTTCCCATGCGCGAAAAGACTGGAACGGGCAGGGCGATTTCGTCGTCTTTCTTTCGCGCCGCTACTGTCCGGTTAACTGGAAGAGTTGGTCCACAAACGTAAAACGAATCTATGAAACAAATAACATTGAAAGTCAAAGTCGGAGATAAGACCCGGTTGGCCAAAGCGGCCGAGTCAAGAAAGAGCCTCAATGCTATGGGGATTGACCACGAGCGAGCTGGCTCCAAGGTAACCATCACCCAGAAGGCTCCGTTAGGAGTCTCGTTCGTATTCGGCCATCCACCAATCGCTCCCTTCTCAAAGGAGTTTCATTTGTCCACTGAACACGCGGTAAATGTTTTTCCCAATGAAGCAAAAACCAAAAAGTAAAAAGGGCAAGGCAGTATCGATTGAAATGCAATGCCCTTGCGGGCGGGCTTGGACCGCGTGCTTCCCCACCGGAAGAGTCCGTAAGGCTGTGCAATGCCTCGCGTGCAGCAACTTCGTGCTGACTAACGGAAGCATGAAAGTTACTCCGCCTGAAAAAGATTGCATCTGGTGCAAGCGGCCATTGCTTAACAATAGGCATTGCACCTACTGTGGTAATCCAGTGAACAGAAACAAGATTGTAATTGCGCGCGAGCCGAGCGTGCAATTTTGCACCGACGACAATATGCCGACCAGGAAACCGATATGAACAATGTCATAACCGCTTCGCGCATGGCAGGACTAATATCATGCCCGCGCAAACATTTCTGGACTTACGAAATCGGACTCCAGAAAGACTCGACTGGTCATGCCTTGCGCTTCGGCTCCGCGTGGCACAGGGGTATGGAAGCCCGCTGGAACGGCCTGGACTACGATGCCGCGCTTGCCATAGCTATTCCCGAAGGCATCGACCTGGACAATTATTCCTGCTCAACACTTGCGGCCATGCTGGCAGGTTATTACGACACGTATGGAAAGACCGAGACCGTTGGCAAGCTCCATCCTGAAATCGAGTTCGAGTTCGAGTTGGTGGATGACTTCATTGCGCGCGGCAAGATAGACGGCCTTGGGTCGCTTAAGGACAACCGCTCCGTATTGGTAGAGTCAAAGACCACCTCCGACTCGGTAAGTCCGGCTTCGGAATACTGGATGCGGCTCCGGTTCAATATGCAGGTGTTCCAATACGTTGATGCTGCACGCATGCTAGGCTGGGACATCGCAGAAGTTATCTACGACGTCGCCCGTAAGCCGATGATTAAACCCTCGAAGACTTATGACCTGGATGTAAAGGGGAAAAAGATTGTTCTTGATAAGAATAACAAGCGAGTATTCGGAACCAAGAAAGTCGAAGTCACTATCGGCAAAGGAAAGAAGGCTCGCAAGGAAAAGCAGGAAGTCCCCGACGAGTCCAAGCCGCGCCAATCTGCCAACGAGGAATTAGGCCAGACAATTAAGTCTCACATCGAAACTCCTGACGAGTTTTCCACCCGCCTCTGGGAAGATACCCGAGCCCGCTCCGACTTCTATTTTGCGCGGCGGGAAGTTCCTATCACTGATGGGGACTTGGAAATGTTTAACAACCAGCGCATCGCAATGGTGAGGCTTATTCAGCATTTTCGGTCTCAAGAGGATTCTCCAACTGACGAGCCGCAAAGGAGTCCAGAAGCGTGGCCTCGGAACATCTCCGACTCGACCTGCACGTATTGCCCTTTCAAATCTTTCTGCCTGCAAAATACCAACATCGACATTAACCAACCGCCGGAAGGATTCAAAATCGTCGGCTTCAATCCAGAACTAACCGCTTATGACACAACCACCGAAAGCACAAACGAAACCGCTGCCGCCTAAATCGCCGGCGCCACCAACCAACCAACTCTCGACCAAGAAAATTATTCTTGGCAAGGTGCCGGAAAAGAAAGGCCACCGCATTGTCCTCTACGGAACTGGCGGCATCGGTAAAACCTCCGCAGCCTGCACGGCCCCAGGCAAGGTTGCATTCATAGACGCAGACGAATCCCTTTCCACGCTCCGCTCCAATTTGGTAGAGAGTGGGATTGAAATGCCAGCGGTCATAACTGTGACCGACTGGAAGTCCCTGCGCGAAGCTCTGCAATCGGAAGGATACGACGGCATTGGCACAGTCGTAATTGACTCCATCACGAAGGTCGAGGAATGGTGTATCGCGCACACTATCGCAACCGTCAAGCACGAGAAAGGCCAAAGCGTTAAGTCTCTGGAGGATTACGGATTCGGGAAAGGTCTCCAGCACGTCTTTGAAACCTTCCTACCCTTACTTGGAGACCTGGACCGCCACGTTCGCGCAGGCAGAAACATCATTCTGGTTGCGCACGAATGCACTAGCACCGTGCCGAATCCAAAAGGTGACGATTGGTTGCGCTACGAGCCGCGCTTGCAAAATCCCAAGTCTGGAGCTAATTCAATCCGCCTTCGACTTAAGGAATGGGCCGACCACGTGTTATTCTTTTCCTACGACGTGGTCGCGGACGGGAAGAAAAAAGGCCAAGGCAGCGGGTCGCGCACGCTCTATTGCCAAGAGCTTCCGTTCTGCATGGCCAAGTCCCGCACCTGCGCAGAACAAATCGATATTGCCATCGGAGCGAGTCCGTGGGGCATGATTATCAAATAACTTATCGGGATGCGGGGTAAACGGCAGATACCATCCGGTCGCGCCGGTTGCATGATTAAGCATAGGGCCGTCGAGGCTGAGGCTTGAAAATGCCCGCAGGTTCAAACCCTGCCATCCCGACCAATTTTATGCACTGGAAGAGAATCGCAAACGAACGGCCGCTTGCTAAATTTGTTTGCATCCATTGCGGCAACCTTAAACCCAACCCCGGCCGCTGCCCGTTTTGCAAAAAACGAAATGTAACCTATGGGCGGCCAAGAAAAATTTCCACTTCGTAAGTGGGATAGAAAACAAACAACAAATAAAACTATGGAACTACCGAATCCGGGCTCGTATACAGCCCAACAAAACGGAACAGTCCTGATTCGTCAGGAAGAGTCGGGGAGCTTGATGGCATACGTGCCTTACTTGCTTCTTGGTGCATCAGTCCACTTCGCAGGCATCCACTCGCTCTGCCTCGGCGCAAAGGACGGCACCGCGCAAAAGAAAAGCATCCAGATACTCAAGTCCATCTTCCCCAACTGGGAGCAGGACGAGCTGGCTGACATTGAAATGCCTGCCGAGGGCGAAGCTATCCCGCAATTTGAACTTGCGGATTGCTACCACGACGACAGCTACACGCCGGAAGGCGCGGAAGCTCCGGTGATTAAATTCCAGCCGAAGTGGCTCAACCCTATCGGCGGCGGAATGAAAAAGCAGCCGATGTCGGAAGCCGAACGCAAGGCTGCGAAGACCAAGTGGGCCAGCAAGTTCAAAGCTCTGCTCGCAACGGCTCCGGCATCGCCATCCAAAGCGGCGGCCGCTACTCCGGCCAAGGCGGCTCCGGCTAAATCCGCCGCGCCCGCTGCTGCTGTTAGCGGTCCGCCCGGACGCAAGGCTGTCGGCGGACAGGCTCGCACGGCGACCCAAGAGGAGGTCTGGGAAGCATTGGTTGCGGCCAATGAAGACAAGTCGGATGACGAGAAGGCTCAACTGTATTACGACGCCTGCGACTCCGTAGTCGAAGGTTCGTCTGCCGACCCGTCTCTGATTGACAGTCCAGCCAAGTGGGGCAAGGTTGCCGAAGCTCTCGGCGTCTAAAATGTAACCCCGAGGTTACAAAAGCAATTCCGGTTCAGCCTCTCCGGTCGAACAAAAGAGGCGTCAATTTTTTATGAACCAACTAACAGTAACTGAAACTTCCAGGCTTTCTGCGCTGGAGAAAATAATTAAGTCGGGCGAAAAGACATTCATCCAGGTCGGTGATGCACTGACCGAGATTCGCGATAAGAAGCTTTACCGCGCTGAGCACGGAACGTTTGAGAAATACTGCGAGCGAGTTTGGGGGTGGACTCGCAAGAACGCCTACCAGCTAATTGCGGCCGCGCCGGTAGCAAAATGTAACCCCGAGGTTACAAACGTAAAGGCTGCTGTTGCACTCTCAAAAGTCCCGCCCCCGAAGCGGGCAGAGGTTTTGAAGAAAATCGAGGGAAAAGTAACCGCGCCAGCGATTAAAAGGGCTAGCCAACCGCCCCAGAAGCCCACCAGAACGATTTTACTAGACGGGACAGGGATAGAAGTCCCACAGCATGCCCTGACCACCTGGAATCGAATGGCAGAGGTTCAGCAACTTTTGACCATACTCTCGGCAGTTCGGGGAGCCTTACGAAAGGCTCAAGCCGACAAGGATATTCTATTTGCCGAAGTTGACTTTACGGACGACCTCGCCAAACTTAATCAGGTTTATGTTGACCTTCAAACTGCCAAGCCGTTTGCGGTTTGCCCGGAGTGTAACGGGAAGCTCTTAAGTAAGTCGTGCAAATGTCACGGACGCGGATTTATCTCCGAGTTTTATTGGAAAAACAAAATCCCAGAGCAGGTTCGCAAGCTGCGTGAATAATTATGAAAGCAGGATTTGAAGTTGCTGGCCGTTGGAAAATAATTGACGGCCCAGACTTGATAACTATCTGGCTTGGTTGTGATGGCTTTCATTCCCAGCGTATCAGTAATTTTAATTCCGATAATGCTATCGGACACGAGCCGCAAAAAATTAACCTCGAAGACTTAATCTTGGCCGCAGAAGGTCAACGGAAACTTATTATCTAAAATGGCCTCTAAAACAACTCAGCGCAGTCTTAAGTTATTGCGCGATGCTGGATACGAATGTGAAGTCGTAGAAAAGTGGAATCCATTCGTCCGCCAGCGAAAGGATTTATTCGGGTTTGTTGACATACTCTGCTTATGTCCTCATCGCGGCTTTCTCGGAGTCCAAACAACTGTATCTGGCAAGGTTAACGAGCGGCTCAAAAAGATAGCTGCCGAACCAAAGGCGCAGAAGTTTCTAAATGCCGGCGGTCGGATTATTGTCCACGGCTGGAAGAAGGCAGGCAAGCGGCACGCAACCGTTCGACCTGGAAGTTGGTATTGCGAACAACAAGAATATACTGGAAATGTTTAATCAAAAACTCATCGATTCAATGGCCAACGGAATGTTGTCCATTGCCATGCTCCGCAAACTGGAGCTTCAACATCTATCTAATTCCGAGCTTGGGGACTTGATTCATCGCTGCGGAGAGCTATCAATCTCGACCGACTGGTCGGTTAGGACTTCTGCGCAAATGCACAGGGATCTGGCCGAGCTGATAATTGAAGAAAGGAAATCGAAATGAAAACCATACTAAAAACAAAAGAGCTAAAGGCCGCACTAGCTGGAGCCTCTACCGACGAATCCAACTACGTCCTCAACGGGATACTCGTCGAGTTGCGCAAGGGTAAGAAGCCGCTAATGGTTTCCACCAACGGAAAATTCCTAATAACAATAGAATCGAGCGCAGGTGGCGAATCGACAGCAGATATTGACTTTATTCTTCCGTCCAAATTTGTGTCAGCAATCGTAAAAATTGCCGAGCTTAAAAACGCGGAGGAAATCTTAATTGCAAACACCGGTAAATTCGGCCTCGCAAGGATTCAAGGTTTTAATAAAACATCGTTACGGATTGCCGGCATTAAGGCTCAACTTACGAAAAGCAAAGATGTCGTTTCATTTCTGTCCCCGCTAATTGACGGCCAGTTTCCTAATTGGCGGCAAGTTTTTCCAAATAGCTTCAAAGGTGTTAAGAACTACGCATTATCGCCTCGACTACTGCGCAAGATTACGGAGTCAATCTTGTGCCTCAACCCTGAAAACAACCTGCGGTTCAAATTCTCCGACGAAATCTCTGCGTGCGTTATTTCCGCGAGCGTCTCAAAAAACTTCCAGGCAATCCTAATGCCGATGCGTGTTAATTAAAATGAAACTCCGACCGTATCAAAACCAAGCCAGCTCTGCCGTAACGACCGCTTGGGAGTCTGCGCGGTCAACTCTGGTCGTAATGCCTACCGGCACGGGAAAGACTGTGCTATTCGCGGATGTTATCCGTCGCAGGCTTCCAGGTCGCACGATGGTTTTGGCCCACAGGCAGGAATTAATTTGGCAGGCGCGCGACAAAATTAAGCGCGTAACCGGATTGGAAGTTGACGTAGAGATGGGAGAATATAAGTCCGCGACTAGCGGTAACTTATTTCATCCGCGTGCGCAGGTTATTGTCTCCACTATTCAGACTCATTGCGCAGGTGGAGACGGCAGCGGTCGGATGGGTAAGTTCGACCCGATGGACTTCGACACCTTAATGGTTGACGAGGCTCACCACGCCTGTTCGCCCAGTTATGTTAAGGTCATCAATTATTACAGGACAAATCCAAACCTTAAAGTCCTTGGCTTAACCGCCACCCCAGACCGCGCAGATGAAGAGGCTCTTGGTCAGGTATTTGAGACGGTGGCTTTCGACTACGAAATCCTGGACGCAATTAATGACGGCTGGCTAGTCCCGATTGACCAGCAGTTTGTGAGCATTGAGGATTTGGATTATTCATCCATTCGCACTACTGCTGGAGACCTTAACGGAGCCGACCTCGATGCGGTCCTGACTTCCGAGAAACCCCTGCACGGGATGGCAAGCTCCACGCTGGAGATTATCGGGACTCGTCGCGCGCTGGTGTTTGCTATCTCAGTGCATCAAGCGGAACAACTATGCGAAATCTTTAATCGGCACCAATCCGGAACGGCTGCGATAGTCTCCGCCAAGACTGACAAGGATGATCGCAAGAAAATCATTTCGGACTATGCGCAAGGCAAGTTTCAAATCATGTGTAACTGCGGGGTATTTACGGAAGGGTTTGACGACTCCGGGGTGGAGGTTATCATCATGGCTCGCCCGACCAAGTCCCGCGCGCTATATGCCCAAATGGCCGGCCGGGGGACGAGACCCGCAGAAAGCATAGCCTCCACCCTTAATAACGTCCCTAATGGCATCCTACGCCGCGGGATGATAGCTCGCAGCGTTAAGCCTGCCTGTTTGATAGTTGACTTCGTAGGCAACAGCGGAAAGCATAAGCTCGTAACCTCTGCCGATATTCTGGGCGGCAATGTTTCAGACGAAGCAATCGAGACCGCAATCAGTAATGCGACCAAGAGCGGCAAGCCGACTCGTATGGGCAAGGAATTGGAGGATGAGGAAAAACGGCAGGAAGAAATCAAAGTTAAGAAGCTCGAAGCCGAAGCTCGCAGGGCCAAGTTAGTAGTTAAATCAACTTACAAAACACAAAGGATTGACCCGTTCGATGTGTTAAAGATTAAACCCGTCAAGGAACGCGGTTGGGACAAAGGCAGGGTTTTAAGTGAGCCTCAGAAAAGAATCCTGCGCGAGAAGATGGGACTCAATCCAGACGATTTTACCTACGGCGCAGCCAAGCAGATTCTTAATAAGCAGTTTGAAATCTGGGGCAAGGCGAAAGATGCCGGAGTGTTTGCTCCGACGTTTAAGATGATGGGCATCTTATCCAAGCACGGAGTCGACGCGACCAAGCTATCCTTCAAGCAGGCATCCGCGACCATTGACGCGATAGCAAAGAACGGTTGGAAACTGCCCGCAAACTTTAGACCGCCGACAAATCATCCGTTGCCGGCACCGAAGAAAACAAACACAAGCAATGAACCACTAATTGACACTGACGTGCCATTCTAAACATATGAAAGTTAAAGAAGCCATCGAACTACTAAAAGCGGCAAGCCTGGATAAGGAGTTGGAAGTTTTGCCAGCCTCGCAAAATATGTCTCTCCAAAAGGTTGGGGTTACCGACATTAAGGACGAGATTCACTCGGTTGTTATTTACACCGAATGATACCGCCACCTAAGCTGAAGCCGCCTATCAATAAGAAGGCCATTCCAGACGCGAGACCCAACCGCCAGAATGGAATGAGGTTTCAAGTGAACCGCCTTTTTGATAACGAGGAAGAAATCAAGACTCATCTGGCCACCGTTTATCCGAATCGGATTTACCGCATCATTAAAACGTGGCCAGTGAGCCAAGTTGCCTGCCAAATTGAATTGGAAGATGAGCAGTCGAAAGGAAAAAAGAAATGATACCGCCTCCGAAAAAGAAAGTTGGACCACCTCCACCGAAGGTTAAGCAGCATCGCTCGATTCATATTCAGCGAGACCTTTTAGAGCTTGGAGCCACTGGCTCCAACTCAGATGCCGGCGGATACACGTCTAAAATCCTTGCGCCAATTTACAAGCCGAGGAATAAGAAGCCCAATGCGATAGAGTTGGTTAACTTATCCAAGGCCAAGAAGCTAATTAAAAAGATTGAGTCATCGGAAGTTTCCGCCGAGGAAAAGACATTTTTGATTGCCGCCGCGCAAAGACACAATGTATTTCAATATAAGCTCGTCGCGGACTATTACGCGCACGCGTCGAAACCGATGCAGGCTCTCATGGAAGATTCTGCGCTAGTTATTATCGACTTCGACTCTGCTATCCAAAAAGGCTATGTCAAGTTCACGGATGAAATCAAGGAACTCTACGTAGCTGAATATGAGAAATCAAAATAACTTCTGCGTCTTTATCCTTACACATGGTCGCCCTGAAAGCGTAACCACATTCAATACTCTTAAGCGGGATGGATACACCGGCCCACTCTTTCTCGTGATTGATAATGAGGATAAGAAAGCCGACGAGTATGTCTCCAAGTTCGGAGCCGAGAATGTAATTATTTTTGACAAGCTCTCAGCCTCAAAGAAGTTCGACGAATTTGATAACTTTGAAGACCGTCGCGCAATTGTCTATGCTCGCAACGAATGTTTCGAGATTGCCAAGGAGCTTGGCTACGAATACTTCCTTCAATTAGACGATGACTACACTAAGCTCGGCTATCGGATGTTCGGGCTAGGTGTTCCGGTTAAGTCCAAGAGCCATTGGCTCTCGGTTGCAAACTTGGACGGAGTCTTTGCTGCCACCTTTCGATTCTTCGAATCTATTAGCGCAAGGTCCGTTGCCTTTTCCCAGGGCGGAGATTGGATGGATGGAACTGGAGAGGGATTTAGTCGGCGCAAGTGTATGAACACTTTCTTCTGCGCAACCAATCGGAGCTTCCAGTTCGTAGGCAGGATTAACGAGGATGTTAACACCTACACGTGGTTTCAGTCGCAGGGCAATCTGTTCCTGACTATCCCATACATTCAAGTCTGCCAAAAGCAGACTCAGAAAACCGCAGGCGGCATGAGCGACCTTTATCTTTCGCAAGGAACCTACATCAAATCATTCTATTCTATCATCTGTTCTCCGTCTTGTGTTACTATTAAAATTATGGGAAGCGCACATCGAAGGATGCACCACAAGGTTGATTGGGATATCGCTGTGCCGATGCTGATTGGTGAGGAGCATAAAAAATAAAAACATGAAACAAAAACCACAAAAGTCCGCCAGCCTTTCTGCCTTTACAGAAAAGCTGTTTAATACAGCCCAAACACCACCCCCAATTCGCGCCCTGCAAAAGTCCATTGCCGATGATAAGAAGTTGTCCATCGGAAGGTTTCGCCCTTGGTCTTGGTTTATCGAGCTAACGCACGGATGCAACCTTGCCTGCGGATTTTGCGCGGCCAGGCTGCTTGGCAAAAATATCAAATGCATGTCCTTAGAGACGTGGAAGCAAACCATCGACATAATCGCAGAGGTTAGTCCGATATGCCGCATTGATATGGCTAACCTGGGCGAGCCGACGCTTAATCCAAACATCTTCGAGATGTTCCGCTATGCAAAGCAGAAATGTCCAACAATTCAACTGCTTATGTATACAAACGGTGTCACCCTAATCAAGGGTGAGATAACTTACAAACAGCTATTCGACTCCGGCCTTAACATGATTTTTATCGACATGTATGCGCCGAAAGAAAAGCACCTCGCGCTGGCAAAGGCTTCAGGTGTTCAGATAGTTATTGAGGATGAGCCAAAGCCTGATGACATTAACATTTTTGAATATCATGGCGACCCGAATGTTAAGGCGATAAGGCTCTCAAGAAACCCAGGTGACTGGCTTCCGAAGAAACGCCGTCGCTGGCAGACATGGCTGAACAACCTCGACTGGAAGATAGCTGACAAGATGGGAATGAAGCCAGTCGAGGTCGCACCCAGCCGTCGCTGTGACCAGCCTTTCAAATATCCAAACATCTATTACGATGGAGCTTACAGCCTTTGCTGCCAAGATGGTATGCGCGAGATTGCCGGGCAGATTGGAAACGTCTCGGATGGGACTGATGGGTTTTTTAAGTATTGGTTCGGCGAATATATGCAAGGTTCGCGCAGAATGCTGGACAACAAGAATCGCGCCGACCATCCGCTCTGCTCAAGATGCAAGATGGCAGACGGACGCTGCGATGTTCCCATGTGGAGAGACCGCGACGACATGAAAGGAGTCACAAAGAATAACCTTCTCGATTATTATTGGGATGGAGCTAAATGGATTAAACTTGAACCATATCAAAAGAAATGAAAAATCCGCATCTTCAAAAAGCTATCGCGGCAGCTTGCGCAATAGATAAAACAATTAAACACGAAGAGATGGTGGCAGTCTGCGAATGCGTTGCTGATTACTATCTAAAAAAGCTAATCAAGGTCAAAGAGCAATCAGACCTCGAGCGTCGGTGGTTTGATTCCCTTAAAAAAGGAAGCCCAGACTACGGCGTCTATGACAGCTGTTACTATCTTCCAGAACTTTGGTCTGGATTCGGATATGCCAGGACTAGAATCAATATGCTTTCCAAATTCTTGGCCGGCACTAACATTAAAACCATTGCTGACTTAGGTTGCGGGTGGGGATTAACAACCTTGATGTTTTCGGAAAAGTTTCCGCAGGCAGATGTTTTTGGAACAAATCTGAAACATACTCTTCAAGCCAAGATTGCAACAAAGCTCGGCGTCGAGATTAAATCAAGGCTAGACCGCTATGTTGATTTAGTCTGCGCATTCGAATACTTTGAGCACTTCTATGATGTTTCAACTCACCTAAAAACCATAACGAAGTTCAAGCCGAGATATATCGCCACCGCAAACTCTTTCGGGGCGGTTGCCATCGGCCACTTTCCAAAGTACAAATTCAACAGAGTGGAAGTTATTAACAAATCTGGCGGCCGAGAGTTTGGAAAACTTATTAGAACACTCGGCTACGAAAAGGTCGAGACTGGATTTTTTAACGGCCGGCCGGCCCTTTGGAAATACGTAGGCGTATGAGCAAAATCTTTGCGCATGCTACGCCCAAAAATCCCTGTCCTGTCTGCGGCAAGACGGACTGGTGCACGTTCGGAGATAAGGCCATGCTGTGCCAGAGGGTAGAAAGCCCCAAGCCCCACACAAAAGGCGGCTGGTGGCACTTCTACGGCGATACGCAGCTATCCAGGCCGCTAGTTATCCCGCAAGCTAAAGCCGCTCCGAAACCGATAGACATTGCCAAGGTAACTGCCAACTGGAAACCTCTGCGCAAGGTTGGAGAGTTGGCAGCCAGCCTTGGAGTCTCCACACAGAGCCTTCAGCAGATGAATGTGGTTTGGGCTTCACAGCATAATGCGTGGGCGTTTCCAATGTATGATGCCGAGGCTAATCCTATTGGCTTAAGGCTGCGCAATGATGCCGCAGAAAAGTGGGCAGTCACAGGCTCGCGTCAAGGGATATTCCTGCCGAACGTAGCTGAAGACCACGGCATTAAAGTCGCCTACCTTCCTGAGGGTCCGACCGATACGGCCGCACTCTTAACAATGGGACTCTTCGCAATAGGTCGCCCGACCTGCATGAGTGGAAACGAAATAGTCGCCGCTTGCCTTAAGCGCATGGGAATATACCGCGCAGTCATAGTCGCAGACAACGACGAGCTAAAGCAGCTCGGCCCGCGCGAGGGTTATCCAGGCATCGAGGGGGCGATAAAGCTCAAAAAGGAATTAGGAATTTCGTCAGTCATTTGGATGCCGCCTTCACCATTGAAGGACGCCCGCGCCTTTCTAAACAAAGGCGGGACTCGGCAGATGATTGAATCGGAAGTAAACAGCAAAGTATGGAGCAAGGCATGAAACAACAAACCAAACTTAAAAAGCCAACTAGCTATATCGGAAAAATCGACCGCAAGAAAAAGATTTACGGCCGGGAGCCAGTGGCTCCAAGCAAGCGCAGGGGAAAAATCCGCACCATTGAAGACCAGCTTGATTATCAAGTTATCAAGGCCGAATCATTTCCGGCCGGCTCCAGTTCGCGCATCTTATGAATGACTCGCGCAAACTTAAGGTAGTTTCCGGCGCATGAAATTGCCGCCGCGCAATATGTCTCTGCGGGTTAGCTGCCAGAAGTGCGGATGCATGGTTATTCTGGCCTCTGGATATACTGCCACAGCTATGACCGCAGAGCATCGCGCCGCAGCATTATCCAGCATCGGGTGGGACACCGAACCGCAGATTATTTGCACGCGCTGCAATGGCTTTGTAATGCCGAAGCCTGGCCGATTCTTTTGGAGGTTCAAGGTTATGAGGATTGGAAGCGATAATAGCGAGCCTATCGGAACCATTTGCTGCGAGACCTTGGCCGAGGCCTTTAAGCTTGCGCGACTCACGTGGAAGAAGGGTGTATGGCATATAATCCCAAACGGCAAAACTAAAACATGAAACCAGACGCCTACATGCCGGTTTATTGGAACGAATTTTGGATGGCCGTCGAGGGGCTGCCTGATTCAATTATTGTGGCATACCAGCGGTGTTTTTCTTACTACTATCACCACAACCATTGCAGGGGATTGCCGGATGATAATGAGTTCCTTCGTAAGTTGTGCCGCTGCGATAAGTCCGATTGGGAATATGTGCGCGGAACCATATTTGACAACGACAGATTCTTTACCCAAGACGGAGACGGCTTATGGCATCAAAAACGCACAGAGCGGGAATGGAACAAGTCGAAAGAAAAATACGAAAAAGCAGTCACAAGGGCAAAAGCCGGAGCAAAAGAAAGATGGAAAAAGAAAAAAACATAAAAATGAAAACACCGACAGGAATAGAACTGAAAACCGGCCAGATTTGGCAGGAAGTTGACCCGCGATTTACGCGGCTCGTAGAAATCACCGGCTTGGATGCTGATACTCAGCGCGTGCAACTCAATGGCCGAAGCTGGGCTAAACTCAAACGCTTTAATGGAAAATCTCATGGATATAAACTGGTCGAAGTGGCCTAACATGCCAAGCTCAGCCACCGCCGACTCGCGACGTGAACCGCGATAGCGGAACGGCGGTGAACCAAAAAGAAATATGAATGAAGTAAAAACAACATACCGTGGAATCGAAGTACGCTATAACGAGCATACTTCGGAATGGTCGTGCGAACTGTTCACCAAACCGGCGGAAACTCTCCGGCTGGCGAAGGAACGAGTAGACAAAAAACTCGACACCGAAAAAAAGAAGCCGTTCAAACGCTTCAAGGCGTATGTGAAATCGGTCGGCTACAATCACGACGCCGGAAGCTGGCCGCTGGTGGAAGTAACCAGCGTGACCGACAACGGCCAAGAGGCTCGGGTGTCTTGTGGCGGAGAGCGCCAAAAGGTCAGCAGCGCCTACGGACATAATCCTGTGCCGGTCTATCCAGAGACTCCTGAAAACACTGCGCTCGTGAATGAAATTCACGAACTCGAAACGGCGCAAAAGAAAATCCATCAACGGATCGAGGATGCCACGAAGAAACTCAAGCTCTGGAAGCCCGAAAAAACCAGCGTCGTGG